AGACCAAGCAGAAGCCGAAGAAGAAGGCCCTGTAGATGTTTAAAATTTATGACTTCCGTTGTACTAACGGACATGTCTTTGAAGAAATGGTAGAGTCTGGCGTTACAACCAGTAGGTGCGGTTGTGGCGCTAACGCTACTAAAATGGTATCTGCCCCGTCTTTTGTACTTGAAGGCCATTCTGGGGACTTTCCCGGACGCCACATGAAATGGGTACGAGAGCACGAAAAAGCAGGTAAAAAATCCTCTCCATAATGATTATAATCACGGAGTTTAATTATGTCAAGAGCAACAATGCTTGATCCACAACCTGAAGAGGACAAAGTGGACGCCATTGAAAACGAAGTTAATGAGATTCAACAAGAACCAGAAGTTGAGCAACCTCAGCCAGAAGAATCCAACTTACCAGATAAGTATCAAGGTAAGTCTTTAGAAGAAGTAGTACAAATGCACCAAGAAGCTGAAAAGCTTTTAGGTCGTCAGTCTTCTGAAGTAGGCGAGCTTCGTAAGGTAGTCGACGACTATATCTCTAGTCAAACGCCTACCCCAGCACCTCAACAACAAACTGTTGAGCCTGAAGACGATATAGACTATTTTACAGATCCTCAAGGTGCGGTTAATCGTGCTATTGAGAATCACCCTAAGATTAGGGAAGCAGAGCAGTACACTGCACAGTACAAAAAGCAGTCGTCCTTAGCAACGCTTCAGACCAAACACCCGGACATGCAGACAATCCTTCAGGATCCTAAGTTTGCAGAATGGATTAAGGCATCTAAGATTAGGACTCAGTTGTTTGTACAAGCTGACCAACAATACGATGCTGACGCAGCGGACGAACTCTTCTCACTCTGGAAAGAACGGAAGACAGTAGCCCAACAAACTGCTCAAGTTGAAAAACAAGCACGTAAGCAACAGGTTAGGGCAGCTAATACAGGCAATGCACGAGGCAGTGCTGAAGGGACACGTAAAAAAGTATATCGTAGGGCCGACATTATTAAACTAATGAAAAACGACCCTGACCGTTACCAAGCTTTGTCAGACGAAATCATGGCAGCTTATGCGGAGGGTCGAGTCAAATAATCTAGGAGATTGACATGGCTACTGCAACTTATCCCGGCGCAGCGGGCTTTACTGCGAAGACAGAGGCAGATAAGTTTATTCCAGAAATCTGGAGTGACGAGATCATTGCTGCCTACCAAAAGAACCTGAAGATGGCTCCTCTTGTCAAAAAGCTTGCTATGACTGGCAAGAAAGGCGACAAGCTACATGTGCCTAAGCCTGTTCGTGGTGATGCAAATGCTAAGGTTGCTGACACAGCGGTAACTATCATTGCAAACACTGAAGGTGAACTGACTGTTGATATCGACCGTCACTTTGAATACTCACGTCTTATCGAAGACATCGTAGAAGTACAGGCGCTTTCTAGCCTCCGTCAGTTCTATACTGAAGACGCTGGTTATGCACTTGCTGTACAAATCGACAACGACCTTCACGCTGCAGGTACTGGTTTTGGTGACGGCGGTGCTGTAGTATTTAGCCCAGCTGCTACTGACTATCAGCACTCTGGTTGTTTCTTCAACGACGGCGGTACTACTACTCAGTACACTGACGACACTATCGTTGCTGGTGATGTGTTTACTGATGCTTTCTTCCGTGACATGATTCAGAAGCTTGATGACAACAACGTACCTATGGACGGACGTTCACTCATCATTCCACCTTCGGTCCGTAACACTATCATGGGTATCGACCGATACGTGTCTTCTGACTTCGTATCTGGTCAGGCAGTAAACTCTGGTCTTATCGGTAACCTCTATGGCGTAGACGTTTACGTTTCAGCTAACTGCCGTACTATCGAAGCAGCTGCAGACAACACTGCGTCTTCGGTTGACACTCGTGCTGCACTTCTGTTCCACACTGATGCAATCCTTATGGCTGAACAGCAGTCTGTACGTTCACAAACCCAGTACAAGCAGGAATACCTCTCAACTCTGTACACGGCTGACTGCCTGTACGGTGTTCAGGTGTACCGTCCTGAAGCTGGTTTCGTTCTCGCAGTCGCAGAGTAACGAACTCAAGGGGTCAGCAATGGCCCCTTTTCCTTTTCTTTTGTAGGAGCTTTGAATGGCTTTATTTCGTGGCACAGGCGGGTCTGGTGATGCTAGTACAGATACTTATGCGTCTGAAGTAGCCCTAGAAGCAACCAGAGCCTCTACAAAAGCAAACGAGGCTGCAGCGTCTGCTACGTCTGCGGCTAACGCACAAGCTGCTGCTGAGGCTGCACAGGCTGCTGCAGAAACAGCAGAGACTAACGCAGAAACTGCAGAGACTAATGCTGAGACTGCAGAAACCAATGCTGAAACTGCAAAAGCTGCTGCGGTAGATGCTCAGACATCAGCCACTACAGCTAAGACTGCAGCAGAAACAGCCCAGTCAGCAGCAGAAGTAGCTAAGACAGCAGCTGAAACTGCAGAGACTAATGCAGAGACTGCAGAAACTAATGCTGCTGCTTCTGCTACTACCGCTACTACTAAGGCTGGTGAAGCATCTACATCAGCAACCAATGCTGCCTCTAGCGCCTCCTCAGCGTCCACCTCAGCTACAAACGCAGCTACCAGTGCTACTGCAGCACAAACTGCACAAACGGCTGCAGAGGCTGCTCAGACGGCTGCTGAGGCTGCACAGGAATCTATTGACGGTTTGTACCTTGGTGCTCAGTCAAGCAACCCTACAGTAGACTTAAATGGTAATGCTGTTACTACAGGCGACTGGTACTTTAACACCAGTGACAACAGCACTAGAATTTACACTGGAAGTGCTTGGGACTCAATTAATCCTAACCTTGTTGGTGACACTAGCCCACAGTTAGGTGGCAACCTTGACCTAAACAGTAATGACATTACAGGTACAGGCAACGTTAACATCACAGGTAATGTGGTACTTAGTGGTACTGTTGATGGTCGTGACGTAGCGGCAGATGGCACAAAGTTAGACGGCATTGAGTCTAATGCTACAGCAGATCAAACAGCGGCAGAGATTAGAACGCTTGTAGAGTCAGCTACAGACTCCAATGTGTTTACTGATGCAGACCATACAAAACTAGACGGCATCGAAGCAGGCGCTACAGGCGACCAAACCAATGCTGAGATTAGAGCCGCAGTAGAAGCCGCTACGGACTCTAACGTTTTTACTGACGCTGATCATAGTAAGTTAGACGGTATAGAAACAGGAGCAGACGTAACCGACACAGCCAATGTAACAGCAGCTGGTGCATTGATGGACAGCGAGGTCACTAACCTTGCACAAGTCAAAGCATTTAACTCTGCTGACTACGCTACTGCGGCACAAGGCACTAAGGCTGACACGGCACACGGCTGGGGCAACCATGCTACTGCTGGTTATCTAACAAGCTTTACTGAAACTAATGACCTGTCTTCAGCAGTAACATGGGCTAACGTACCGGACGCTAACATTACTCAGTCTTCAGTAACACAGCATCAAGCGGCATTGTCAGTTACTGAGTCACAAATTAGTGACCTTCAAAGCTACATAACTGGCAACCAAACGATTACCCTGACTGGAGCTATCACAGGCTCAGGGACAACTTCTATTGCAACTACACTGTCAACAATTGACGGGGGAACTTATTAATGACCACGATTAAACTTAAGAATGGTTCTGGCGCACCAACGGCTGGGGATCTTGTCCAAGGTGAACCCGCATTAGACTTGACCAACAAGCGCCTTTATACAGAAGACTCAGGCGGTACTGTTATCGAAGTAGGTACTAATCCCGGTGAAGACGTAACCTTTGCTGATAACCGTAAGGCTGTATTTGGTGCTGGCTCAGACCTACAGATTTACCATGATGGGTCTAATAGTTATATTAATGATACTGGCACAGGTAATCTATTTGTTCGTGCAAGTGATAACTTCTACGTGCAAAATTCTGCTGGCACAGAGACTAAAGCCGCTTTCACTACGGATGGTGCGGTTAAGCTCTATTATAACGGTGGGACTAAATTCCAGACTGTTTCAGGCGGCGTAGACGTAACAGGTGTCATTACCACAGACGGTATGACTACCTCTGCTGACATTAACTTCGGTGACAATGATAAAGCAGTGTTTGGTGCTGGTAACGACCTGAGCGTCTATCACGACGGGTCAAACAGCTACATCAAAGAGGAAGGGACTGGAAATTTAGAGATAGGCACAAATGGTGGAAACATTACGCTTAAGAATCTCGCCAACTCTGAAACACTAGCTCTATTTAATATCAACTCTGGCGTTAACTTATATTACGACAACGCAGTTAAACTAGAAACAACCTCTACAGGCATCGACGTAACGGGTGTTGTAACGGCTGACGGTTTGACTGTTCAGACAGCGCAAGGAAATATCGAAATAGCAAACAGTTCAGCTATCATAGATATGCAACGTGCAGGTACTAATTATATCTTAGCCAGCAATGCGTCTGGAAATTTACGATTAGGCTCAGGTAATAATTTTAATAGATTGGACATTGCCAACAACGGAGACATCAGCTTCTACGAAGACACTGGCACGACTGCGAAGTTGTTCTGGGATGCGTCTGCGGAGCGGTTGGGTCTGGGTACTAGCTCGCCTAGTGCGCCTTTGCACGTTATTGGTGGAGGAACTGGTTCAGTTCTTATTGATGGCACTGACTCTATTCGCCCATCTACAGATAGCTCCCTTATAACAATATCTGGAGGTAACGCTACAAACAGCGGTGCTAACTATTCTATATTTGGGGGAAGCCATGCTTCTCTTGCTAATGTGCATAGATGGAGAACTGATGGCACAGAACGCATGCGTATCGACTCAAACGGCAGGGTTGGAATTGGAACAACGCCTGTTCGTGTTCTAGACATTGCAACCACTACTGGTGGAACAATAATCCACCTTACTGATGACGCAACAGGACACACTGCTACAGATGGTGTAGACCTTCAGCAAGAAGGCACTCTATTTCAAATACTTAATAGAGAAGCTGGCGATATACGCTTTGGTACTGACAACACAGAACGCATGCGCATCGACTCCAGCGGAAACGTCGGTATTGGTGTTACCAGCGTATCTAACCCCTTGCATGTTTATCACGCAACAAATAACAACTTAGCAAGATTTCAAAGTGGAGACGCTACTGCACATATTCAATTTAGAGACAACAGTACAACTTATATTCCTTCATTAGGTGCTGTTGGTGATGACTTAACATTTGCTGTAGGCAACGGCGCACCAGAACGCATGCGCATCGATGCAAGCGGACAGGTCGGGATTGGCACAGACAGTCCAGTCGCCCGACTAACTTCTTTAAATACTGGGTCATTGACCACAGATTCTAACGATGGCGACCACACTGGTTTTGGTTTGTTTTTAGGAAATGATTCCATATCTACAAACACGGTTAATACTGCAATTGGGTTCGGAAACACTACTAGCGGTAGAAAGTACGCCGCTATCGGTATGCAAACTTATGGTGATACTGACCAAAACGGTTTAAATTTCTACGTTCAAGAAACCGCAGGTGGTAGTTCAGCACAACTCAGCGAAGCCATGCGTCTTACTTATCAGGGCAACTTGTTGGTTGGGAAGACCAGTGCTGACGACTTTAGCTCTGCTGGCGCTCAAATAGAAGCAGGCGGTCAATTTACAAACTCCGTTGCTTCTGCTCCGTCACTACGTTTAAACCGTGGCGGTAACGATGGTGACATCATAGAGCTTAACAAGGCAGGCACACCAGTCGGTAGTATTTTTAACTCTGGTACAACTATGGGCGTTGGCTCATTGGACACTGGCGTACTACTTGCTAACAACATTGACGCAATACTTCCTTGGAATGCTTCAACAAATGCAGAAAGAGGAAGTGCAATTGATTTAGGTCGTGCTACAACAGGTCAATTCAAAGACCTTTACCTGTCAGGTGCGTGGAAGTCAGTAGGCGACCTTACTTTAGACACAGCGGCGGCATCTTCAAATATTATTCTAAAACAAAATGGAACCGAACGCTGGAGAATTAACACAAATGGCGTTTTATCCATAAACAATACTGTTTTAGAAAACATTGGAGGAACACCATCAGATTTAAATAGCACTGAGATGGGAAGTGGTTATTTAAATTTAAACAGAGACGATACAGCTTCAGCTGTTCAAATACAGTTTGGTAAAAATGGTTCTGTAGCTGGCTCTATTGTTACTACAACAAACACCACTTATAACACTACTTCTGACCGACGAGCAAAAGAAAATATTGCTGATGCAGACGATGCAGGTGCAATTGTAGATGCTATTCAAGTACGAAAGTTTGACTGGAAAGGTGATGGTACACATCAACGTTACGGCATGATTGCTCAAGAGTTGCTTGAGTCTGCGCCAGAAGTAGTACATCAACCAGAAAACACAGAGCAAATGATGGGCGTAGACTACTCAAAGCTAGTGCCTATGATGTTAAAAGAAATTCAATCACTACGTGCCAGAGTTGCACAACTTGAAGGAGAAAACTAATGGCTACATGGACTATCGCAAACCTTGAGCGTAACGTGGCAGACGGCGGTGTAACCGTTGCACACTGGCGTGTTACTGAAGAAGAAACTGTTGGTACTGGTGACGACGCTGTGACCTACACTGCCTCTGCATACGGCACTGTAGGCTTTACACCTGACCCTGATGCTTCTGACTTTGTTGCTTACGACAGTCTGACAGAGGCTACTGTATTGGGCTGGGTACACGCAGAGGTAGATCAAGATGCTACTGAAGCGGCACTGACAGCTAACATTGAAGGACAAAAGAATCCTGTGTCTGCTGATGGAATGCCTTGGTAATGCCTGAAATTGATGACAACACCAAGGTAGCTATACCGCTAAGGAACTTAGTTGCTCTTGGTGCTGGCATCGTTATGGCTACTACTGCTTACGTAACTCTTGACACTCGTATTATCTCTATCGAACACGGTCAAGAAATACAGAACATGAACATACTGGAAAACTCTGCGTTTGTTCGTGAATGGCCTTTGGGTATGCGTGGTGCGTTACCAGATGATCTTATACAGAACGCTAAGATTATGGCTCTGGAAGAACGCAACGTAGAGATACACGAGTTACGCAGGCAGCTAAACAAGATTGAAGTAGAGATAGGCAAACTAAATGCACAGGTAACTGTGGAGAACCAGAGCGGTAAGGAATAATCATGTCAGACCTAGAGCAAGCAATAAGCCGTTTAGAGGCTCATGAGCGTGAGTGCAGCATTCGTTATCAAATGATCCAGATGCAACTAGACGCACACAATCAACGCTTTGACAAACTAGAAAAAATGATGACAGGTGGCTTTGCGTCTATTGCTGTTATCGTTACCGTGGCTATTGCTGTCTTGGAGTTTGCTCGATGATTGAGTCACTTATAGGGCCTGTTACAGGGCTTCTAGACAAGTTTGTAGAGGACAAGGACCAGAAGGCTAAGCTGGCCCATGAAGTCGCTACAATGGCTCAGAGACACGCTCAGGAGCTTGCTAAGGCACAGCTAGAGGTTAACAAAGTAGAAGCAGCACACAAGTCCTTGTTTGTCTCTGGTTGGAGACCTGCAGTA